CGAGTCAAACGGCATACGGGAAGCGTTCTTTGACAATAGATTCACGATTCAAGTCGAACCCAAACGACATATTAAGTCAAGCCCAATTTTTGAAGGCGCGATATAAAGACGCCGTCCCCAGGGCCGTATCCGTTCGCCTGATTGCGCGGACGGCCTGGCCCGACGATACGATTCGGATTCAATGCCTAGACCGTCATATATCCGACCGAATAACCCTGAAGTCCGCCTTACTTGGCATTGACGCCGATTATTTTATTAACAAAGTAGTGCAGGATTATGTTATTCAAGAAGCGGGAATCGTTCATACAACGGAATGGTTCGTCGAACGCGTTTCGGGCGGGTATGAAGGCGTTTTCTGGTTACTAGGGGTTGTCGGCTTTTCCGAATTGGGGGAAACGACACTATTAGGATTCTAACCGAAGGGGGGTACTATGGTAAAAGGAATGATAACGGCGAATACCTGGTTCGGGGGAATGCAAAAGGCCCCTGGCCCAATGACATTTGAAATCTTTCGCCGAACGAATCTTCATAGAATGCGGGAACGCTTTCATATTCCCGAAGGCATACTTGACGTTAAAATGGAACCCGTCCAGGCATTCGTCAACCGTGGCCGCTGGATTGTTATATGCCCGCATTGCGGCGGCGGCGAATACGCCTGGGAAGAAGGGGCGTTCTTTTGTTGTTCGTGCCTGAATTCATATATGGGTCATAAATACCGCCGCCTGGCATTCCCTGAAGACCGCCAGGCGATTGAAGATGCCCTGGTCGTCCGACCGCTGGCGAATAGGAATTGGAATCCGAAGGAAACGGTCGAAGACCTGGTTAAAGAAAACGAAGAACACACCGCCGAATTATTGACGGCGGAAGGGGGTTAATCATGGCCTGGACAACGCCAACGGTTAGAGCAACGGGGGAATTGATAACGTCTTCAATCTGGAATACAGATTTGACCGATAACCTGGCTTATTTGAAGGGCGAAGCGGGAATCAATATCGAATTCGAAGACGACATTGTTCCGTCCGCGGGGTCGGAAAGATGCGGGTTAGTGGCGGCCCCCTGGGACGAAGGGCATTTCGACAAGCTATTCGCGGGCCCGCGTTGCGCGATTCATAAGTTCATTCGGGAAGTGGTTATCCCCTGGGAAAGCGACGCCGACACGACTTACCAGATAGATTCACACGCGGGCGGCGGCGGAAGCGGCTTCCAAATGGGGGGCTTCGGCCAGGCGGTTATCTCTATTGATAACGAACAAAATAGCCAACGTTGTATATATCAGCGGGCCGAACAAAACAACGCGCTTGACACTTCGTTCAACGCTTCGCGAAGCCCTTATATGCGAATGGAGTTTTCCATAAGTAAGAACGCGGCTGACGTAAAATCTTTCCTGGGCTTTAGGCAAACGCCAGCGTCGGGAGTCCCCGCTTTTAATACGGAAAAGTTCGCGGGGTTGTACTGGAACGGTACAATCTGGACGTTTCAATGCGCGGACGGCACGGCCCTTTCTTCGTCGGGGGCCCAAACAATCAACGTTGATACCCGATACGTCATTGAAATACTTATCACTTCGGCGACAAGCGTTGAATGTTATCTTAACGGGACACTGGCCGCAACGCTGGCAACTAACTTGCCGACGGGCGACTTGGAATGGGCCCCGTCAATTGAGTCGAACGGGGGCGGGGCGGGTGATACCTATTTGACTTTAGGCCAGGTCATATTGCAGGAAGATTTAAGCTAGAAGGGGGCGTTATGATTGAAGTATGGGTAATCGTAGGAACATGGGTTACAGCGGGCGTAGCGGTCGGGGGGGTAATTGTTACCTGGCAACGTAATGGTAAAAGCCAGGCAAAGCGCGACGAACGCCTGGAATTGAACCAGCAAAATATTATGAACACGCTTGGCGACCCGTCGCATGGTCTAACTGCCATGAATGACAAGGTCAACAACTTAGCTAATCATTGCGCTTCGGTTACAGCGGGATTCGCCGAACGGATAAACGCCGCCGAACGTGATATAAAAGAACTGAAAGTCAAACGATAAAGGTCGCCAGGGCCTTCGGGCCCTGGGTCTTCCTTTCGGTTAGGGCCCCTGGTTATCGGGCAATCAGGGGCCCGTATGTATATAAAGCCCTTCTAGTGACCATGACAGCCGCCAGGATAGCAAATAAACCGCCTTCCCTGGCGGCTTAATGATATTATATTCAGGCCGCTAGATTTTGATTCTGTTAGCTTCATATAGTACCTTCGTACTAGGACTAAATTCTTCGACTTTAAGCCTGGAATTATAGCTACGAAAGGCTTTGCGGGCTTGACACGGGCAATACATATTTGATATTCTTTGCATGGTGGCTGATATGGGAATGAAGAAAACAGTTCGGAATCTAGCAATCGCCTTCGTCGCGCTTGAAGCGGCGGACGCTTTTCTTACCTTATGGGCGACGAACCACGGCTTCCAGGAAGTGAACCCGCTTATGGTTCCGTTTGCTCATACCTGGTTATTCCCGATAATGAAGATTATTCCCGCCATGGGCGCGGCCTGGTTATTGTCGAAACTGAATGCGCGGTTCCCGCGAACCCGACCCGTAACCGTCTTCGGCTTCGGAATGGCCGTCGCGTTCCTGGGCTTCGTCCTGGTTGGCAACCTGGGCGAACTGATATAGCCAAATATAACGAAAGGGGGCAAAAGGAATATGGCGAAAATAGGAAACGAAGCTAAACTTATTCTGAAGCTGGCGGAAGAACGCTTCACGGCGGCGGTCAAAAGACACGAAGACGAAGCGATATTAGCCGACAGTAACGACAACAAGCTTTCGACTTCGCATAGGAACAAGGCCGCTGGCCTGGGCGAAGGCATGGCGATTCTAAACTCGATATACCTTGAAATTTTGGAAAACTAACGAAGCGGCCGCGGGGCCCCGCGACTGGCCCCGCAAATATAAACCGAAAGGAAGAAAACAAAATGGCAATTCGACACGAATTCAAAGAAGGAACCACACTTAATGAAGACGAAACGACCCGACTTCGGGAACGACTTCAAACAGAAAACGCCAGGCCGAAAGCGACCTTCGCTGAAATCCTGGACAATGCCCGACAATGGGAAAACGAACATAGTCCCTTTGACCGAACGGGGCGAATGAATCTATTCCAGTATGTTATTGAAGAAGGAACGGGCGGGGCCCTGGTTCCGTTCCAAACCCCCGACCAGGAAAGGGCAATCCCGACGACTTCCCTTTTACCTCATGCCCACGACCAGCTATTAGCGCGCCTGGACTATGCGAAGCGAACATACGACCGACTTCCCCCGAAGCTTAATCTTCTAGCCGTTAATTGGCTGATTCAAAACTACTACGCGAAGGAAGTTCTTCTTCGAATTCAGGACGGCGACAAAGTCCGCGCGCTTATGTCCACGGATTTTGAACCGTTCGACAACCTGGAACTGCTAACCGTCGTCGAACCGTTTATTGGCGACGGCAAAGTCAAATGGTATCATTCGGACGAAATGACGCTTCACGTTACCGTAACCTGGCCGAACACGGAAGAAGTAATCAAGGTCGGGGACGCCGTTCGCCGCGGGATACATATTTCGAATTCCGAAACGGGGCTTCGAAGTGTGACAATCGCGGGGGTCGTTGACCGTCTAGTATGTTCTAACCTTCTAATCGGCCACGGCGACGGCGGCGGGATTCGACGCTTCCGACACGTTGGCAATTCGGACAAGCTTCGCGACCAGGTCAAGGGCGCGATTGACGAAACCTTCCTGGAAAGCACAAAGGTAATGGCGCAATTCAGGGCTTCGCTGGAAAAGGCCGTCGAAGACCCGTATAACTACCTGGAACGGGTCGCGAAGGATAAAACCAACGATATGTCCCAGGAACAATTCAAGGCCGCAATGAACGCCTTCATGCTGGAACCCGACGACAACCTTTTCGCCGTGACGAACGCGATTACCCGCGGGGCCCAGGCATTCGACGGCGAACAACGGTACGATATGCAACGCCTGGGGGCGAAAGTCCTGGCTGAAGGGCTTCGAACCCGAAGCTAACCAGGAACCACGGGGGCGGGACTTCGGTTCCCGTCCCCGAATCAAATCGAAAGGAAGGAAAACAAAATGAAACAAGCTGAATTCGCAAAGACTATTCAACCAGTCAAAGACCTTTTGAAGCTGGCCGATTCTTATATTACGGGGAACGTCGGGGAATGGGTCGGCGCGGGC